GCTTCATTGTACGCTTTTGCCGTTTGACTTACTATATTTGGAAAGACAAATGGTTTAACTTCATTGTTCTTGTATGTACACACAACTTCGTATGCTATCTTTTTACTTTCATCTTTGGTAACGTCTATTATAATAAACGCAGAGTAATCTTTGTTTGTACCTCTCGCCACGTCAACACAACAAACATACATACGACCCTTTTCTGGTTTCTTAAACATCTTTAATCCATTTTTAGATTGTAACGGATCGGCGTATGGTGTGTTTTTAATTTTCGCTGGTGAGATAAGAGTATCAACTGAACCTAAAAACTCACACTCAAACTCTTGTTGGAATTGTTCTTCACTTGTGTTTCTTATAGTCATTTCTTTCCAAGCTTCATCTCTTCCTGGAACTTCTGACCAATGAACTTCTATTGGAACATAATCATTTCTTTTATTAATCGCATCAACCCATAGTTTGTAATATTGATTCATACCGTGTGGTGTGGATACAATAATCATCTTTGTTCTTTTACCAGATGAGATGGTAGGATAAACTGAACTAAAAAACATCTCTGCGATATTCGCTGGTACGAAAGCAAACTCGTCAAGGAAGATGATGTTAAATGAACCTCCTCGAATAGCGGAACTTGAAGTCGCCGCTGCTACAATCGTTGATTTGTTTTCTAACTCTATATTACCTTTGTTCCAATTGATGATACCTTGTTGTAACCATTTTGGTAAGTTTTCATAAGCGAGTTGTAGTCTTCCTAATATATCTCTCGCAGTAGAACTTTTGTTCGCAAGTATAGCGATGTTTGAATTTGGATTAAATAAAGCGTAATGTAAAAGATAAGAAATCGTTGTTGTTGATTTACCTGATTGTCTAGGTAGTTTACAAATTGTAAATCTATTATCGTGTATCGTTTGTACAATCTTTTTTTGAAAGTTATACATCTTAAATGGTACTAGACCTTCATCAAGTGATACAATACGTACATAGTTTTCCATAAAGTATAATGGATCGTTACTACACTTTTGGTATTCTTCAATCTGTTCTTTTGTAAACTCAACAGGTGTGTTTACTTTTTTAAGATTGGGATTTCCGAGATATGCTTCGTTAGTGCTCATTTACGATTGCCTCTATATGAGTATACCCAAGTCTTTTCGCTTGTGTAACTCTTTGATTACCTTTCTCTACACTATATAGTTTTTCTTTATAGTGTTTACCACCAGCACCAAAACGTGGTGATTTACTTAAAGTATGTTTGAAAACTTGTATAGGATTATTCATCATATCTTTTATATCTTCTACACCATCAGTTAACTTTGGATTGTATTTTTCGTAATAAGTGTTATACGTTAAATCACTTATCTTCAGTATCTGTTTTTTCGGGTGTGATGTCTTTGACTTTAGTATTTTCATCTTTCTTCAACATCTTCTGTAATTCAGCTGTAGAGCCTACAAAGAGAGCATTCTTAATATTATTATTTGCTGTTTTAGGTAATTCTTTTAAGTCTTTAAGTTTCTTTTGTAAGTCTTGTAACTTATCTACTGTACCCGCAACTTGTCCTATGAGTTGACCAGCGACTTCGTATGCTCTTGGGTGTTGACCTTCTCTGGCGATGTCCAGTATTCCTTCAATCGCTTCTTGTCCTCGTTCAATTAGATTATAATAGTTTTCTCTGCTGTATTTGTAGTCGTTATCTATATCAGCTTTATTATCATCTTCTCTGCGAGGAACCGCAGGTTTAAATTCCTGTTTGACTATTTCTTTTTTAGGTTCTGGTTTATCAATACCTAATATTTCATTTACCTTATCTTCTAATTTACTCATAATACTATTTATGAATAAACTATTTGTTTAACTTCATTCCTTTGAAGTATGGTGGTAATCCTAAATGTGGTCTTCCGTCAAACATATTTTCATTAGCGTTAGGAGAATCTACATTGTTGTAATGTAAAAAGACTTGAGCGCAGTCTTCACCTAAAAATGTTTCTCGCCAATGTTCTAATATCATACCTTTATAGACTAACATATCACCAGGTTTCAATACGACCTTGGTCCCTTTATTTGTAGATTGTGCTGGGAAACCATCATCTGGTGTTCCAACATTTTTCTTTGCCTCCAAATAAATTGGCCAATCATCGCCACCTAGATTCATTGTCGTTGAAATCTCACAACTAAATCTATCTTTATGTCTATGTAATACATCACCTTTTTTATAGATACGAGCATAAGCGTAAGTCGGGTTTAATGTAAGACCAGTCGCCTTTTCCATTTTAGGTTGACACGCTAATAACAATGTTTCCATTGCTGTATCAGCATAATGTGAATACGTGTTTGGTACTTGTTCATCATTCCATACTCCCCATTCTGTTGTAAATGGCGAGATATAACGAGTGTCAAAAAATGTTCTTGCCACTTGTCGTTTCATTAAGAAGTAATTATAAACAAAGTTTGCTACCTTTGGATCAATCGCTTCTCTTATCACTAAAAAATGATTTTTCTTAAATCGAGCTTTCATTATTTTATTCCCTTGGCTGCGTTTACAATAATATTTCGTACTGCTTGTAGATTAAAATGAATAAATCTAAATGGTTCCACTCCGTCATCTACAGCAAATTCGTGTGGTACATAAGCAGGGAAAAATATTAATGTTCCTGGTTTAGGTCGATAGTGTATCGAATCTGACATTGTACTAATTTTACTTCTATCTTTCTGTGGCAGTTTTGTCATCATTGCGCCTGCTCTTGGATCGTGCATTACAGGAAATGATGTTTTATCAGAAGCTTTTAAAAAGTAAAAACCAGAGATATGATTATCCCAATGTACGTGTGTTGAGTGGTGACCACCACCGTTTTTAGAAAACTCTTGTACCCAAAATTCTGTAAAGAACATTGTATATTGACTCATATCGTAACCCCATTCATCTAATAGATTCCAAGAGGTTGCACCAATATATGATTCTAATTCTTTTAATCCAGGATCCCCATTTAAAGGTGTTGAGTGATAACTCATTCCGTGGTCTTTTACTTTTAGATAATCTTTATTACCTAAAAACTTTTTTCGTTCTTTTTGTTTTGGTGCTTCTCGTTTATATGCTTCATCTATAAACTTATCTGTCGCTTTGATAGCGCTCGGTAACCATTCTGGTTTCTCTATACTATACACAGGGGTACTAAAGTACCAATCTGTTCTCATTATGTCTTTGTTCGCTGTAACTACCATTATTTTCTCCTTGTCATCTATATATACATTATCTAAAAGGGTACCCTAAATTCCAAATCACTAGTGAATACCTTGTACCGCTTGTTACTGGCGCCACTCTATGCCAGCAAAAACTAGGAAATACTATAATCGAACCACGAGGTCGTATTTCTTCACAACTCTTTATGGCTTTCTTTTTGTTTCTTTCCCAATCTACTTGATTTCTAAAATCAAACTCTAAATTACCACCCACATATTCACTTGGGTCATTTAATGAAATTGTTACTGATAACTTTCTAATTTTTCCGTGGTCCATTGGATAGGTACCATCTTCTAACTTTTCTCTTTGATAAGGTACTTCCCAACTATCACAATGCCAACCATAATATTGACCTACGCCATACTTTGTAAACTGACAAGACTCTGACCAGTCCCATTCAAAGTTCCAACCGGCATCTCTATTTGCTTGATGTATGTAAGGGTGTATTTCTTTGTATATCCATCTATCAGCCATCCAAACAATATCAGATTTTCTTTTCTTCTGCATATTGTTGAGGTCTTTTTTAGACATCTTACCATTTTGTCTATTATAACCACCAGTGACAGCCATCTCGGCTTGATGTTGTTTACCATATGCGATTATTTCATCACATAGTTTTGGTGATAATGCTGATTGAAAATAGTAATAGTAATTTTTCAAATTCATTTTATATGTTCCTCGTTTTCAAAATTATATAGTATATATAACAGTTTTAATTATACAAACACAAACCACCCTGTTACAATATATTTTTCTTGTGTTGGAGACGGTATACCTCTATGTAAATGTGTAAAATCTGTAGGCCAAATAACTGTTAAACCTTTTTTTGGTTTTATTTTTACTTTTTGATAGTACCATTCAGTTTCACCTTTATCTTTTATATCATTTAAATAAGTCATATAAGTAAACGCCCTTGATGATATATTTACTTCTCCATTATAATGATTATCTCTCTCATAATGCCAAGACTTAAAGCCACCATTAATTGGATAGTATTGTATTAAATTTCTATCACTAGTATTGTATGAACCATTTAAATTATAAGTTTTTATATAGTCTTTTAAAAATATAGTCAAATTAACAAAATAATTTTTAATAAATTTATTATTAGAGTTATTATAAAAAAGAACGTCTATTGAATCTTTTATATCTTTATTAACACCTGTGGTAAGTTTTCCTAAACTTTTATATTCATTATTCTTTTGGTGATATTCAATTAAATTATCACATAAAGATAAATCTTCTATTTGATATTTTTTTATAAAAGTTTTATTTGTCATAATATATTATAATATAAAAAAGTTTTAATTATTGATATTTGTATCTTATAATTACAATTCCTTTACCACCAGCACCAGAACCACCTACAATTGGATTTGCGTCAACACCTCCTCCACCACCGCCAGTATTTGATGTACCTGATACCCCTACACTACCTGAAGTACCAGCAGCTCCTCCGCCTCCAGAACCACCTTGACCTTGAGCAGGAGCAGGTTGACCTTCTGCTTGACCTCCTCCACCACCAGCATATGTTGTTGGAGAACCTGAAATAGATGTTGTTGATCCAGCTCCACCATCACCACCTTGTAAAGGAGCTTGAACATTTCCACCAACAGCACCAGCACCACCGCCTCCACCTCCAAAATTACTAGGAACACCTGTTACTGGACCACCACCGTTACCACCCGTATTTCCTTGAGGTGGACTTGTTGGTGGTGTATTTCCTGTACCACCAGGTTCACCATATGTAGGTCCTCCCTTACCTCCACCACCACCTGAACCGCCAGGTTGTCCTATACCATTACTCTGTTCATTAGCACCGCCACCTCCACCACCACCAGTAGATGTAATTGTACTAAAAATTGAATTTGAACCTGCGTTACCAGCAATTTGAGATCCGCCAGGACTAGCAGCAGCTCCACCGCCACCGACTGTAATTGGATATGTAGTAGCACTAACTGTAATACCTGTTGGTGTTGCTAATGGACTTGCTGTATAAGGACCTGAAACACAAGTTGAATGTGATTCTCTATAACCACCAGCGCCTCCTCCGCCACCTCCACCATCTCCAGCACCACCTGAACCACCACCAGCAACGACTAGATAATCTACTTGTGTTGAACCTGTTGGATTACCAGCACAAGATACTACAAAACAACCATCACCAGTAAAGCTATGAATTTTGTAATTGCCTGATGTGGTAACTGTACCACCAGTAGCAGTTACATATAAAGGTGCTTGTAAACCAGCCACATTAGATTCGACTGTATATAACCAACCTTTGGTTGCGTCAGAATAAACTAATATGATACTTGCTCTGTTTGTACTAATTAATGAGTCGTTAGCGACACCTTGAATATTGTTTCCGTTTCTTCCTATTGTAAGATTATTTGTAGCAAATGTACCAGCGTAATCTTTAATGGCAATCGTATCACCAGCACTTGGTGAACCTGGAAGTGTAATTGTATGTGCGGCACTTGTTGTATCAATGAAATATCCATTACCAGCGACTGCTGTTGTTCCTGTTGAACCATCAGCTGTTACAACTGATTGCCAAGACACAGCAGGTATAGAACCTGACGCACCTAAAGAAACAGATGTTCCATTAACTGTAATACTTGAATTTGCTAGTTTAGCGTTAGCAATTGAACCTGCCAGTTTAGCAGATGTAATAGAACCGTCTTCTATATCTACAGCCGCTACTGAACAATCTACAAGTGCTTTTGAACCTATTTTTGAAATTGCCATATCTTAAATCTCTTTCTTACTATTTATATCATTTCCTTATTGAAATTTGTATCGTATTA